AGATTACTAAGTCTTTATTTGAACCCTGTACGTATAGAGGAATAGTAATAATTGCGTAAGGCTTGGGCGTATTTTCTAATGCTTCACCATCAAAAAGCGGAATTATAGGATTGATTAGATTAAAATAACTTGTCCTTATTTGCTGTGATGGGTCTTTCATTATTTCGCTTTTGGCTCAACTTTAACCGTCTCAACAAGTTCAACGTGCTTAAATTGAATCAATTTATTTGCTCTGTTTTCGTCCTCAATTTCAAAAACTTCTCCTGTCGCTTTTTCTCCAAAAACTCCAAAAACATCATTGATTGCGTGTAAGGCTCTGACTTTCATAATCTTATGTTTGTTTGACTTATTACTTCTAATTTATTTCTGTAATCCCTTACGCCTTTTTCAAAAGCGGGTAATAAAAAAGGTCTTGGTGGCAGGTTGATTGTTTTAATGCCTTTTCCTTTGAACTGGCTTGCGAATGTTTCCCAACCGCTCGGAATTAGTACCGTTCCACCTGTTCCAAATTCCACGAATGGAGCGTAAACAACTGAAAAGGTAATCTTTCCCCCAAATCCGTTATTAATCGGTTCTGCCAATCCTGATTGTCTTAACTTTCCGTATTTTACAGGGGCGTTGGTTTTTGCTTCGTTCAAAACCTCATTAGCAACCTCGGCAGTAGCAATTTTTATCTTGTCTTGATAGTTTAAATACGCCCTATCAAGGTTGAATAAAACGCTTTCAAGTCCTGTTACGCCCATAATTACACCTTTTTACGTTCAACCGCTACTATCAAATATTCTAACCCTCTTTCGTTAATCGAACTAATCGTTAGAATATCAAGACGATTGCCGTTATAAATAATAATATCGGTTAGGTATATAGTTAATCCCCTTGAATCAAGTTTGATATTGTACGTTTTGTCATTTCCGACTTGTCCCGCTTGCTCTCGTTGTATCTGCGTTTGCTCTTTTACCTCGGCAAACCTTGAAGCGACTAAAACACCGTTTGAATCATACCCACCTTGACCATCTGCTACTTCGCTCGCACGATAAAAAGATATTTTTTTGCTAAGTAACGATGCCATTATACGTAAGAGGTTATTACTGCATTTAATCTGTAATTTGATAAGTACAATTCTCTCAATTCTTTCAAGGCTTGTACTTTTTGCAAATGATTCAACGAACCTTTTTCCGTATCGAGTGATATTCTTACCGATTGAAAAATTACTGATTCAAAATCTTCTGGTATCTTATCAAACCCCGCCCAATAAGTTAAACTTACAGGGACATCAGATTCAGCAAGCAAAGAATTAACAGAATCAAACACTACTGCTTGGCTATCTGAAAAAACAGGTATTGGCGTTTTGGCGGCTGGCATATAGGGTAAATCAAAAATTCCTTTTGCCGTCTGAACACTTACCTTTACCTTTCTCAAATACAGAAAATGACAAGTATATGCTTCGCTCTTTTTAATCTCGGAAAGAATAGCATTTAGGATTAACGTATCAAAATCGCTATGCTCAATAACCAGTTCAATCTTGCACCTATTCAGTAAATCTGTTTTTTGTGCAAGGGTTAAATCGGTTGCTTCAAGTATTTCAACATCGTATCCAGTTGTCATTATTCGTCTCCCTTTCTTTTGCGTTTTGCTTTTTCTACTTTCGATTCCAACTCTACGGGATTATTAAAAGTGTTTTGTTCTTGTGTCGTCTGCTCTACAATAGTTGCATAATCTAATTGAACAAAAATCTCCGCTAAGTCCGTATCAACCGTATATGATTGATAGGGCAGAAACGTTTCAGTCCCGTGGGAGATGAAACGTTTCATATTTATCTTAGTTCTTGTCATTGTTATCCAAGTAATGTAATACCACCAATAACCGCTGAACCGCCTGAGCCTGCATCTACAAAAGATCCTTTAATGAATGCTTTTGCTAAATAGCAAACCAACTGGATACGCTCAGAAATTTTAAGCGTTACCAAATCTTTATCGAAGTTGTCATTATTCTCAAATGAAATATCGAATCGGATTGACTGGTTTTGAATCAAATCGGCAGCACCTTTGAAGTCTCCTAAAACAAATTCATTAGGGTACATGAATGTCGATTCAATAACCTCTAAATTCATAATTCTTGGTTTCGCTTCTCCAAAGATGATAGGCAAAATGTATCTACCTTGCGTATCTTTTGTCAGTGCCATGCGTGTAAAATCGTTCGGATGAACATATACAGCAGTTGGCATATAATTATCAACCGTGGCTTGCAAAGCGGCAGCGGCAATTACATCATAATATGATTTGTTGGTAATGCCTAAACTTGTAGCAGGGGCAACAAAAGGAGTAGCAAAATTGTAAATCCCTAAGATATTACCACTCACGCCCGAACCGTGCATTAAGAATACATCTTCCGCAAGTAGCAATTTATCATTCATACGCTTTGAAACGTAAGCCTGAAACCCTACTGCATCATCTAATAATTCTCTTGATACATTCATAGTAGCACCGCATTTCTTTAAGAATACAGTAGCAACTTTTACCGAAGTTTCAGAGCGTGAATAAGTAGTACCTTCCACAACCATTGAGGTAGCATCAGTATAAATGTCCTCGTACTGGAAAGACCATTTGTCGGAAGTGGTCGGCTGAACATTTAAGCCATTACGAACGTGCAACTTGCGTTCTGGCAAAATAATAGTACCTTGTCTTCTATCGCCTGCGATAAAGTTTTCAACGTTCAAAGGTCCTAAACTCGTTGTTTCTAAAACATTAGCCTTTGTTTCAAACCCGAAAGTATCACGGTAAGACTTAATTTCAGAATTACGCCCTTCAATGCCTTTTTTAATTTGCTCGTAAGCAGAATTATTCTCAACATTTTCAAAAGGGAACTGAGACTTTTTAACAACACGTTCTAAATCTTCAAACTTTTCTGAGAGTTTTACAATATCTCTTTTAGTGTCTTCACCAGCCTGCTTTCCATTTTCTTTTATCTTGCCTTCAAACTCGACTAATTTTTCGTCAAGTGCTTTTGAAAGCATTTCTTGTTGTTCTTTGAACTCCATTTTTTTAATTTTTTAAGGATTTTATAAATGCTTCCAATGCTGTCTCCTCCCCATTCGGCTGACTGCCTTTCAGCGGGTCAGTGATTGACTTAGTTTCAATATCGGTTTGATTACTTTTCATTTCACCGCCCATTATCATTGCATTTTCAGCACTTTCTAAATAGGCTATTTGGTCAATTGCATGACCTAATATTTTTTCTGCGTGTGGTCTTGCTAATGCGTTCAATTGAGCCACACCGCAAGCACTTGCCACTTCTTTAATTTTGTATTCAATTTGCTGGCATACCTCATAGCACTCTTTTTGCTCATCATTCATTAGTTCGTATGCCCTCCAATCCATGCCTTTTAATTCGATGCGTTCACGGATTGATTTTGTTTCAATCTCCTTGTTATCATCTTCTTGTTTTTGCATCTCAGCGTCTTTAATACATTTCGATAATTCTTGGTACTTTGTCTCAATATCTCGCATAGATTCATCGGTATATTTCCCGTGCTTCAATGCTTTTTCAAGTTTTTGAGCCATTTCAAAAATATCTTTTTGTGATTTTATGCCTGTAATTGGGGTGTTTTCGTTGGCAGCAAAAAACTGTAAACCAGAACCTTCAAAAAGGTTTATTTCGGTCATTAAATTATAGTTGTCTTGCTTTTGCTCCTTAATTGTTTGGTAGCCAATCGAATGAGAAGTAATAATACCGTCCTCGCACATAAGCAAATAGTCTTGACCAAGCGAGTGCCGTCCAATTTGGGCTTCGTAGGCTAATCCAATACTATCTTCTTTGAGGTCTGTAAATACGCCTACTACCTTAGTGGGGAAGTGGTCAAGTAGGTATTTAATTTGTAGCTTTTTTGAATTAACGCCTTTCTCTTGTAGCGTTTTAGAGAATGCACCCTTTTGGATAACATCTCCATCATGGTCAAGTGAGCCAAAATGAGATAAATATCCAGTAACAATGCCTTTTTTTACATCGGCATCCTTAAAGGCAATATTATGATTAATTGACTTTGTTTGCATTTCTTAGTTGTCGGGTATTTATCCCGAAAAACTTTTATTATTAAATTTGCACCAATACTAATGTATTATTACAATTATTCAAAAATATTTGCATATATGTTAATATATTTACATATATGTTGTTAGTTTTTTGTACATTTGTTAATATAAAATATCAGTTATGACCGAAAAACAACGAACCGACCGTATTAAATTTGTCGGAAAATTATCACCCTTATCCGTAATCAAATGAATAGAATAGTAATACCTGCAACAATAGAAAATCAAAAACTTGATAACGATTGTCTGAATTTAAGAGATGTTAAAATACAGATTATTTTATCGGTAATACGGACATTTGATGATGATATGTTAAACAAGGTTTTTAACATCAAAACGGAAATAGGTGATTTTGAAACTAAGATAGAAGCAACTATTTATTTTAACGATGAAAATTAAACTAAAAACAGGCGTTCCAGATATAGACGGAGATGTATTTTCAAAGGACTGCAAAATTACTATGCCTAATGGAGATGTTATTACGCCTTGCGAAAACGGGGACTTAATATTATACGTTGATGGTAATCTTGGATTAACAGAAACAAAAAATTACCCACAACACAACATTCAATTTGAACGATGAAAACAAATGAACGTGAAACAAACGATTGGATTTGTAATATCCATTATTATTTCAATATTGGCTACAAGTACCGTACTTTATTTTTTTGAATGGCTATCAGGTAAGCCTTTTGACATATTCTCATACGTGAATTTTTACGTTTACCTATTAAATTTTAAAGAGAAATCTTTAATTGATACATTTATGCAGATTTATTTAAGTTTGGCAATGTTTATTCTTAATGTAATACTTTCATTTTTAATATTTTACATCCCAAAATTTCTAAAAGGAAAATAATTGAACTATTCCGCTAAAAGGCTTAATATAAACGTATTAAACACTCAAAAACGTATAACAAAACTAAGAAAATGAAAAGCAAAAGGTTTTCGGGGTCGAGTACTCATGCTTTTGTAATGATTTATCCGTGGGTTTCGGTTTTAACAGTTGCCCTATTAGATACTTTCAAGCTAATTGACGTTTTACCAATACCCGAATGGCATATAATTGGCATAATTGCAATTCCTGTAATATTTGCTTTGTTATGGTTTTGGGCAAAAAATAACCCCTCTGAATAACAAAGGGGTTTTAGTTAGTTACTACCATCCACAAACAAAGCAATCAAACTTGTTACCAAATGACTAAACGCAAATTCCCTTTCACGGGGTTTGTATGCGGGTTGTATAGATTCGGGTTCGGGTGGTTGTACTACTTTGTTTAGGGTTGTGCAATTGCAGTTCACTAATTCTCTCGCTCCTGCACCGCCCGACCTATCGCCTGGATATTTCATCTTAGCACCTCCCACCGTAAAATACGCCCCTAATTTTACCGTCTCCCCATCTGCTGAAATATGGCTATCGCGTGAATTTTTAAACGCACACTTCCAGGTGGTTGTCATTTGAACGTTCCACGATTTTGCTGTAATATAAGACCCCGCTTCTGCCGCTGCCGTTGTTTCGGTTCTGGCAATAGTCAAAGCACGTGCAGGACTGAAATTTAGTTTTTGAATTAATTGAGCGGTGGCTTTTGCTCCTAAACGTTTTTCTCCTGCTGTTACTAATGCACCCTTAACCCCTCCAACCCTTTTATCGCCAACCAATTTACCGTATATTGTAGTCTCGTTTACTAACGTTATCAATTCCCCTGCCGTAGCCTTTGCGTAGCGTACCATGTTATCAATGTACGTCTGTGAAAAGAACCCTGTACTTAACTTTACAGGCTCACGTCTTTTTTGATTGATATAATACTGCTTTCTAATATCTTCCTCGGTAATTTCCGCAAACTTAGCACCCGTTTCTCCCCAAAATTTATATACAATTTCGGCATATTCATCAATCAATAAATACTCCTGTAAATTGTCTTCAAAATGATTTACGCCTTTTTCTTTAATAACCTTTTCTACGTTTGCCGCCACACGTTTATAATAGGCAATCAAAGCCTTTTTTAGTTTTCCTCGTTGGGTAATAGCAAGGGTAAATCGTTTCTTTTCGTATCGGGTCATTTGATTTGGTAGGGATGGGCGGTTTCGGCTTGCTTGATTAGATGCAAAATTTCTTCTCTTGTTAATTTTATAACGTGGTGGTCAGCGGATAGTGTAACGTAGCATCCAATACCGTCAAAAGCGGATTTAATTGAAGTTATATGTTGCGGATTTACCAATACTGTATCAGGTTTATCACCATGAAATACTTTTACTGGCAATTCAATAAATGTTGTCATTAGATTGATTTTTAGATTAAGGATTGATTTGTTCTGCTTGTTTGATTAGGTTAAGTATTTCCGTTTCTGACCCCTTTACATCTA